GCAAGCAATAGTGTTTCCGTTGCAGTCTTTTGAGGGATTTGCCGGTCTAACTGATTACGAAGGACTAATAGCCTTTCGGCAATTCTATCTCTTTCGTCTTTGTCTTTTACTCGTTTTATGGGTGCGTAATATGGCATAATTGTTGAATTTTTAATTGTATAAAAAGTTGGAAGATTTTTTATCCATGCTGTAGGTTATGATTACGTTTCGTTTTGTATCGTTCTTTGCGTATTCACTAAGGGCTTTAAATACCCATTCTCTAAAGGCTCTTGCCTCTAAGGAGTGAACTCTGAAGCTTACAAAGATTAATGCTTCAAGGTTGTATAACTTGCAGGAGGATTTGCTGCTGGTTAGTTCCATAGTTACTTTATTTTCGTATAATAGTCCGGAATTGAATATAGCGCGGAAACTGTTTCGAATTGAGACTGTGACAGTATTGAATAAACGGGCTATTTCCCATTCGGTTAGCCATAATGTGCCGTTGACAAGCTTAGCTTCGACGGTATAGTGTCCGCACTCGTCGTCTTTGATGTTTATGTATCCTCGTTCCATGATTGTTGTTTTTATTGTTTTTATTTCTTTTGAATGTCTTTTGCCTTGAATAGAGAAGGCTTTTGTTGAAGTACGTCACTTTATGACGTAGGGGTCTTTGCTGTTAATGAAGTCGTTTTATTCTGACTTACTTGCGTGAAGACAAAGGTAGTATTATTTGTATTAATAACGAAACGTTGAAATGAAGAAAGTTTATTTTTAGTGATAATGGCAGTTTACTGACGTTTTTACTAATCCGCTTTTGCAGCATGGAAGCTCTTTACATAAATATAGTCTGCAATGTGCTTCCATGCTCATTAGCTTGATTTCGATTTATTGAGCTTGCAGTGTTTTGTTCCTGCTTTTAGGGACATAGACATCTCTTTGCCTTGTTTCCTGCTGTTCCATTATTATGAAAAGCACATTCTGTGGAAAATCAAGCCATGTCATTGATTTTTTAAAGGTACTTCTTGCAACGTAAAAGGTCAAGATTTTATTAATGTCGCATTGTGTCGCTATTTTTTTCAGGCATAGATTCATGCGGTTAAGACTAAATAGCGGCAAACGTTTACTATATCGCTTGACGATTTTTAGGGCAGCATCAGATAGTGGTACTTTATATTGCCTGCTCGACATTTTACAAGTGTAGGTTATCCAACTTCCACCACGATGGCAATGAAAATTTTCTTCATTAAGATTTTCTATCTCCTCGAAGCGTAATCCGGTATAACAAACAAAGACAAAAACGTCTCTTACCTGACATAATTGTTCGTTGGTAATATTCTTTTGCTCAATACAATTCAATTCTTCTTTAGTAAGAAAAACCGGCTCACGAGGAGTTTCGCATATAACAAACTCATCAAATGGGTTTTCCTTTATCCAATTACTTAAAAGCGCATAGTTCATAGCACTTTTAAGGAGTTTTAAATACAGAGTAGTTGTGCTATCTGCGAATTTTCGACTTTTTCTAAGATAGCTCTCAAAATCACATATAAAAGAGAAGTTTATGCTATCCAATGAAACGTCACCATTGTAGCTTTTACGCATGTAATCAGAAACGATTCCCCTGATAACATTATATTTCTCACTGCTGTTTAATAAATACATAATTGTTTTCATAACTTCAAATTTTTATTGATTAATGACTAATTAATTATTTTTATAAGTAGATAATTGAATTTGTTGAATTTTAAATTTTTTATCTATACGCTTTTTCAAAAGTTTCATGTCCTCGTTGACTTTTTGCTGTGTTAACTTTGCGTATATCTGGGTGGTAGTAATATTTTTATGTCCCATCATCTTACAGACAGTCTCTAACGGCACACCTTGTGATAAAGTGATAAGTGTTGCGAAGTTGTGTCTTGAAAAATGAAAAGTAATGCGCTTTTCTATCCCACATTTTTTTGCAAACCTGTTAAGGTTAGCCTCAATAGTTGGCAGGGTTTTTATATTAAACACTTTATCACTTATGCGCTCTTTCTTGTATTTATCAATTATTTGTAATGGAATATCAAGCAATCTGATGATACTTTCCACACCTGTTTTCTGCCTCTTAATGCGTATCCAGTAACTTCCGTTCTTTTCCTTATGTATATGATGTACGGAAAAATTACATAAATCGGCATATGAAAGTCCTGTGAATGTTGAGAATATGAACATATCTCGTGTGTGACACAGCGCTTTTGAGGGTGCTGTCGTCTGAATAAACCTATCAAGCTCCTCCTGTGTCATGTACTTCCGCTTGCTTGGAGTACACTCGCGAGTAAATGCACCAAATGGGTTCTTGAATAGTATGCCCTGATTTATCGCCAAACGAATAACCCTTTGCAAAACTCCAATATAGTAATATATTGAATTTGTCATAAAACGCTGCTCTATGCGTAAAAAGGAATCGAATTTTTCAATAAATGTAAGGTCTAACTGCCTGAATGGTATATCCTTTATATCATAGTATTTTTCCAAAAATAATTCAAGCTGACTATATACTGCCTTATATACAGCGGTGTATTTTTTGGCTTTTGTTACTCCTTCCTGTTTCTCACAATCCTTGTTGAGTTCGTCGAATAACTCTAACAGATTTTTCTTTTTTATCCCTATTCCGTTTATGGCGTTCTTTACAAGTTCTGCCGTTATATATCCCTGTTCGTCAAGAATTTCTTTGTAGTAGATTCTTATTTTATTAGTAAGGTTTTCTATATGTTGGTTTGCTTCTGCCGCATGATTGCTCTTTCCTGTCAATCGGTAGGTTTTGGCGTTCCAGCATGAGGGGTCAATATCTATCTTGGCTGAAAATTGAGCCATATCTCCGTTTATGGAAATTCTTCCCATAAGGGGAGTTAATCCGTTTCTCTTTGCCTTGTTACGATTGATGTAAAACAAGACGGCGAATGTACTGTATGTCTTCATAGCTTTATTACTATTTATATGATTGGAATGTATCTTCTACTAATTGGTATCGTCCGGACAGACGTTTTTCAAGTTTACCAATGTCTTCTGCTATCTTGTCAATATTAACATGAGCATATATTCTGGTGGTTTTGAGATTAGTGTGACCTAACATCTTACTTACGGTCTCCAACGGAACGCCCTGAGAAAGAGTGATTTCTGTGGCATACGTGTGACGTGCCATGTGAAAAGTAACGAGTTTGTCTACATTACTTTGTGCGGCTACTTTCTTCAGGTGAATATTTGTCTTCCCACAGGTAATCATAGGAAATAGTTTTTCACCGATAGTTGTGTCTTTATATTTTTCAATAAGTTGAAGCGGTAATTCCATTAATGGTATTTGACATGATGTTCCGGTTTTTTTACGGTTAAATTGTATCCATGTAACATCGTCATCGGCTTTGTAGATATTTTTTCTTGTAAGGTTGCGCATATCACTGAATGAAACTCCTGTGAAACAAGAAAAGACAAACATATCACGAGCAATAGTGAGGTTTGAACGAGAAAACTTCGCTTGCATGATTTTTTTTAGCTCACCTGAGGTCAATGAACGTGGAACACTATCTGCCAAAATATATTTATATCCGACAAACGGGTCGTGCCGCACAAGCCCATTGTTAATGGCAATTTTAATAACCTTGCGTAAGGCTTTCATCCTGCTTACTACTGTATTTAATCCAAACCGTAGTTCAACTCTCATATAAAAATCATAATCGGCAACGAAAGATGGGGTTATGGATTGAAAAGGTATATCACTAATGTTATATTTCTTACGCATAAAGTCTTTCAATTGCTCAATAGATGTGCAATAACGCTTGTAAGTACTCATGGCTCTATTTACGCCAACATGTAGAAAAAAGTTGTCATTATGGTTTTCATAGTATTTGATAAGTGTATCTTTATGTGAGGCTATACCTTGAAAAGCATTCTTTATGTCTTCTGCTGATATATTGTCATTTAACAACCGTAGCTGTTTGTAGGCAGTATTTATCTGAACACAAATTTTATCTAATGACAAATTGACTGCTGATGCAACTTTAGTTTTTCCAAGTGCCCTGCCGGACTTAGTATCCCATAAAGATTCAGGAACATTTACTTTGGAACAGAATTGTACCATAGAATTTCCAATACGAATTCGACCGAGTATCGGCATCGTTTTGCTGTTGCTTTTCTCATTTCTTCTGAGGTAGAAATTTACTTTTACATTTTCCATAACTTTACTCTATTAAATGTGACAAAATTAATTAATATAGAGCTAATTAGCGTTATGCAAAATGTAGCGAACCAGAGAGTAAAAAACCAAAAAAGTACTTGTTTTCTGAAAATTCAGGAAGCTGGTATAAATATGTCGCCAAAACTTACTAAATTTGCAGAGTATCTGCATTTTTTATTACTTCTATATTCTGGAAAATAGGTAACGGATTTGTAACGGAAGTTCCGCTTTAAGATACCATATTTTGCTTATTTGCCTTTTGCAAAGCTAAGCATATCGCAGAAGATAAAACTAATAAATCAGGCAATTACGTCATTTTTACCGTTTTTGAGTCCAAAGTGCGTAGTTCGGCATAAAAAATATACGAGCATATTTTGTTCTTCACTCAACTTGCACTATCTTTGCCTCAAAATACAATGAGCAGGCTCGGCCGTTAATTGGAGTGTCTGAATAGTAGTTTCTATGAAAGTATCGTTTTTGAGTTTGGCAAGTGGAAGCAGTGGAAATTGCTATTATTTGGGTACATCTGAATATGGCATTTTGATTGATGCAGGCATCAGTGTGCGTTCTATTAAAAAAATACTGAAAGATAAAGAAATAGATTTTGATAAAATTGTAGCCGTCTTAGTTACGCACGACCATGGAGACCATATCAAAACAGTTGGCTGTCTGGGCGAGAAATATAATCTGCCGATTTATTCAACCGAACGCGTTCATGATGGAATAGATCGAAGCCGTTTTGTGGAAGAAACGTTGTTCCAGTCTCGCAAAATTATTGAAAAGGAGATTCCTTTTATGATACGCGATTTCCGGATTGAAGCATTTGAAGTTCCACATGACAGTTCTGACAACGTCGGCTATATGATTCAGTTTGAAAATCAGCGATTTACCATAGCGACAGATGTCGGTAATATTACGGAAATGGTAGCACGATATTTGTGTATGGCCAATCATTTGGTTTTAGAAGCCAATTACGATGATGAAATGTTGAGGTTTGGTAGTTATCCGGATTTTCTCAAAGAACGTGTTGCCGGTAATACGGGACACTTAAGCAATCAGCAAGCAGCCGAATTTTTAGCCACACACTATTCGCCTGCATGGAAAAGTATCTGGCTCTGTCATTTAAGTCGAGAAAACAATCACCCCGAATTAGTTTATAAAACAGTTGATTTTCGTTTACTTCAAGAGGGTATCCGTACCGGCAAAGATTTGAAATTGACGGTTCTCAAACGTATGACTCCTTCGGATGTGTATGTGTTTGAATAAGTTATTCCTCCCCGAACTGATCAATATTTGAACAAATACAATGTATCAACAATGCAAATCCGTGCAATAGTTTTCCTAAGCTAATAGTAAATTTACATGTTCCATCTTTTTATTGGCTGCAAAAAATGCGGAGAATAGAGATGGAGAAATAAAAAAACTCTTTAATGATCATTGAATTACAAGATAATTATTATATTTGCAAAAAACTATTCGCTATGAGATGTTATGGGATATTTTCTTTGGTGCAGTATAATAATCACAGTTACACAAACGCTAAATATCAGTGAGACGGCTAAGTTAAGTAATGGAATAAGTAATTCGATAAAAAAATATGTTACGTATAGCAATACAATCAAAAGGCCGTTTGTATGATGAGACGATGGCTTTATTTAATGAGACGGGAATACAACTGAGTAAGGCAAAGCGAACGCTTCTGTTATCAGCGGTAGACTATCCTGTTGAAGTCCTTTTTCTGCGCGATGATGATATCCCGCAATCTGTAGCAAACGGTGTTGCCGATGTGGGGATTGTAGGTGAAAATGAGTATGTTGAAAAGGGTAGGGGAGCTGAGTTGGTCATGCGGCTTGGATTCAGTAAATGTCGTTTGTCGTTGGCTATTCCTAAAGATGAGGAATATAGAGGTTTGACATGGTTTGACGGAAAAACAATCGCTACGTCCTATCCGGAGATACTTAAATCTTTTCTGTCAGACAAAGGAATAAAAGCTGCTATCCACGTGATATCCGGTTCAGTAGAAATCGCCCCCGGCATTGGACTGACTGATGCCATTTTTGATATTGTCAGTTCAGGCAGTACCTTAATCAGTAATCGCTTGAAAGAAGTAGATGTCGTGATGAAAAGCGAAGCATTATTGATTGCTAACCGAGGCTTGTCTGACGAAAAAAAGGCTATTTTAAACGAATTAATGTT